TATATTTTGATAGGGCGACTGTACACGACTCTGTTCCTTGGTGAGAAAATACTCTGATCCCATATTTGGACCGTGACTGTATTCGGATATAAATAAGCTAGAATTTGCATTATCTTGTATTTATTGAAAAATGGACGAACCTGATTACCAGCAACTTTTAAAAAAATATCCGTTCTTGACTTATCTCATATACGGCGGCAATGAATACATAGGCGTAATACAAAATCTTGACGAAGTAATTACTACAATTTACGATTACGGTGCGCTGAGAACTCTAGAGCAAAAACAACAGTTTCTAGAACTAGCAGAAACTTGGTGGTGGGAAAGCAACAGGCTGATACCTATCAATGTGTTTCTAAAAGCAGAATGGACGCCGTTTCGTAATGTTGTAAAAACAATGAACAGCAAAGATGTGGAAATCAAGTTTGGCCCGCAAGTGAGCCTGAAAGAAATTGCTGCCAAACGCAGCAAACGTAGATCAATTACTCTTGTTCGGAAGCTTGGCTGAGCAAGTTCATATTGACAGCAACAAGATGTGCATATCCCACTGCATGTGCCTTTTTAAAATAGTAGCTGTCATCTGCGGGTCGTTCCCACACAGTTTCTGCAACTTGATTCCAAGGTAGCCCAATCAAGTGTCGCTTGGCTGGTCTTATCACAGCCAAGAACATGGCCAGTCTTGGAATTGAGTTAACAGCCTCGGGCATTCGAATCAGTGTGTCATAATGTGCGCCTATATGGATAAGCTGGCTACAAAACTCTGCGTCATACAGTTTGTGCCATGCAGGCTCTTGCTGCATCATCTGTTGTAAATGTTGCTCGCTTTGGATTTGTTGATATAATCCAACATTAAGAACGTCTACTTTGATGTATCCTCGGTCTTCGGCTGCTTGGTAATCTATGCTGGCACGACCTGTAAATGGATCAACAGGAATTTGAGTAAAATACACACCGGTGTTATGTTTGTTTGTTTTACTGTCGCGAATGATACTGGCAGCAGTATGCTTGACTACAGAAAGAGCTTGATCTCTGTTGGCTACATCTATGTCGATGTCACTGGTAAATTTCATAGTCCTGCTTCGCCCAATACGTGCTTGCACCACTCTACATCGGCCACGTAATCCTTGAACTTACGATTCCAGTAATCAGGATCAATCCAAGGAAGAACAATGGCCAGATGCTCTGCAGAAATAGACTCAAGAAACTCAATGCCACTACGGCAGTTAAATACAATCCAAGGACTAGTGCGACCAGTGGTAATATGATGACAAATCCTATTATGGTTACCGTACTTAAAATAATGGCTGTAACTAGCAAGGCCACTATCTCCATTTGCGTATTCCTCCATGGTTTTGAGGCCGCGCTCGAGTGCGTCTTGCACTGCCTCCTTCTTAACATATTCATGTAACCATTCTTCGTAAAATTTATCCTGACACCAATGGTCTAATTTTTTATTGTTCTTTAGTAACCAAGCTGTATAGCTGTTGCTGTTAATACAGCGAATAGCAACCAAGTGTCTGCCGAACCGAACAAAAGCATTGTAATACGGACTTGCAACGAAATCCATATAGCTTTTAAGCTGTGCGCTACCTTGTGTGGTTTCATAAAATTGTAGATACGCTCTAAGTCCAAATTGTACTCCTGTTTCGGTTTCTTGTTGCCAACGTCGTTTGGGCTCGCACAGGTGAGCTGTGAGTGTGCTTTCTTTTCTAAACTCGCGCTCACAGTATTTACACTTAAAGTTCGGACTTGATTCTTCTATCATCCCACCCATGATCCTTGGCCAATTGTTTTAGATCAGCTACTGTATTGATTTTCGCCAACAACTCCAGTTCATCTTCGCTGTATGTGGTATAAATTTGTTTTAGGAATTTTACTGCCTTGCTATTGCTGCCTTCGCGTTTCTTTTGCTTGATCCATTCATGCCTAAATGATCCCATACCCGGACTCACTGTGGTAGCCGACAACCATTGCAATTCTGGATGTCGTGCTAGATCAAAAAAATGTTTATTTAAATTTTCGTTACAACTCAACAAATAATACTGTTGTAATTCTGTGCTGCCTTGCACACTGCTGCCCCAACGAATCATCAGATAATTACTGAACTTTTTACGCTCTTCGTCTGTTAGATCTTTATAAAAATTGCGATCTTTGTTGTCAAAAGCTCGCATTTCGTTGGCAATGTTTAGTTTATCCATTATAAAATTCTCAGGTGGTTTTCAAATGTGTGCATATTCATGTATATGTTCTCCATTGACTAATTGAGTATAATCCAGTGGGATAGTTTGGCACTTGATCTTGTTTATAACATAAAAGAATATCACCGGCTATTGACAAACGCAATTCATTCTGTGTCTCACTTGCTTTTTCTGTGTAATGTTTGACATTGCTGGGAAACAAAAATAATTTGCCTTGTTCAGGAACAAAACTCCAGGTCAAACTATTTAATGCATTGTAATTTTTTATCAATGTTTTTACTTTACTATCGCGTTGATCAGTAAATGCTCCATGAAAAGGTTCGTTAGGATTTCTATCCATAAAAAAAACTAACAAGTCTGAATTGATTGGCGCAGTTACATAATAAACAAACGAGTAATGACTTGTTTCATGCATGTGTAGAGGAAGACTACTATTTCCATCAAGAATGGTAAGCCAAGTTTTTGAGATCATTATGTCAAAAACACTGTGATCAAAATCTAGTGCTTCAAAATGTTGTATGCACGAATCAGATACAAATTTAAATAAAGAGTAAAAATCTGGATCGGTATGTATGTCATTGATACCAGTAACTTCACCAGAATAAAAACTGCCGTCTGGCTCATCAACAATGAAAGAATTTATTTTAGATAAAAAAAGTTTTTTATAATCTTCATGATCATTATAAAAATATTCACCTATACATAAAGGAAAAACAGAATGTATCATAAAAAATCTACAAAACAACTTTTTGTTTTCATACTGGATGATGTGGCACAGTTTGCTCTTGTTTGCTCAATTCGTATATAAGTTTAACACGATCAATGGCATCTTGCAAGGCAGGATTTCTTTTTGCTTCAAATCTTATATTACGCCATAATTGATTTTCTTTGTGTTCATTATCAATTGAGTAATCAAAACCAACCACAGTTCTTTCCGAGGAACCAGGTTTTCTTGAATAGACAGTGTCGTCAACTCGTTCATATATAAAACTGGCACCTGGTTCTAATTTATCACCAACATTTTGCATAATCAATTACCTCACTTTGTCTAGATATGTCTTTTACAAAAAAAGCACACAGTGGTTTTTCTGTTCCTGTTGTCAAAGGTACTGCTAACAATTGTCCTGGTTTTAGTTTGGGAAAATACCATTTTACATCCTGATAGATATCTATAATTTCTATCTTTTCAAATTCAGGTTTGAAACTTGAAATTGGATTAAAACAAAACACACTAAAACCTCTATCATTTATACTGGTCAATGAGACAACTTCTAAGTCGCCCAGATCAGGTTCTCCGATGAGCACATGCCAATCTACTGGCATCTTGATTACATTATCACCAATCCTTAACACCAAGGCCGGGCTGTTAAAGCTTTCTAAAAAGATCAAAGGTATGTAAAAGTAGTCTGGTGTTCTTGGATCAGAATTGTCTAATACTGCAAAGCGTAGATCCTCTACTTCGTCGGGTATTTCGTTTAGCTCGTAGGCTGTGTTATCTAGTGTCAGTATTCTCATTGTTGTAGTAATAAAATTGCTGCCTCGTGTTGTGTGGCAAAATTGGTATGAAACGTGTATGGCTCACTGGGATGCTGTAGAGCATAAGTGTAAATGCAAAAGTTCTTGGGTAACACATCATATTGTATTTTACGATTCTGCAACTGTTGATACCAATATCCTAGTGCCCACATGTCGGTGGTGTGTTTCAACACGCTGTCATACATTTCTACCAAATACTGTTTGACTGCTGCTCTCCTGGCCGGGTGTATGCTGTACTTGTCTTTGATGTCAGGTTCTTCGCCTATCAAGGTTGGTATGGTGTCACTTATATAATCCCCGTTGCGGAAGTTTTTTAAGCTGAGCTCTTGAAACGAATCCGACGACATTTTCAATTCTGTTCTCGCGCTGTCAGTTGTGCCTATTATAACACGATCAGCACCCAGTCTAATAGATTCTTGGATTTGAAAACAAATATCTGTATTGCCACATCCGGGCCGGGCCAAACTCAGTGCGCCCATTATTTCACTAAAATGTTGTCCGGCGGCAGCAGGATCCGGAGCCATGAAACTGTCACCACATACTACTATCATTCCCATTCGGCCTTTTCTACAGTAAATGGATAGTTGGCTTCCTTATAAAAAGCTTTTCTTTTGGTTAGATGTCTTTTTGCAAACTTACAGGTACTGGTTATGTCCCAGATCTGAACAAAGTCTTTGTCCTCTGCACGACGTATTCCGCGCCCGATACTTTGTATAACACGTACAAAAGATTTACCAGGCTCAAGTAAAACAAGATTAAAAATGCGGGGAATATTGATACCAACAGCAGCAACGCCGTAGGTAGCGATGATGATTTTGTCTGAAGCTTCTGCCACTTCGTCATAGTGTTCTTTGCGCTCCCCGGCCTTGGTTGCTCCAGACACAAACACACTGCCAGGCAGGCGTTCTGCTAATGCTCGCCCTGCGCTAATTCTATCTACTAGAATAAGTGTATTGCCCGATTCAACTATAGTACTTATCAATCGAGCAATGTAGTCTAGTCTTTCCGTAGTTTCTATTAGATATTTTAATTCGCTTTGGTAGTTGTTGTACTCTCGATGATCCATTAGTTGTACAACATTAACATGGCACTGTGCCAAGTGTCCGGCTTCTTGCAGTTCGCTAGCACTCAAGTGCCCTACCACTGGCCCAAGCATGCAGTTGATACTCTGTCTAGCGTAATCTTCTTTGGGTATGGTACCTGTAAGTCCCCAACGGATAGGCACTTGTGCAAACGGACCGCTTAGTAATGTTTTAAGAGCATCGGCTTTGGCCTGATGTACTTCATCTACTATTACTGCAACTACACCTTCCAAGAACTCACCTATGGTTATTTCTGCTTCGGCATTCTTGGTTGTCTTTAACAAGTTGTTTAAACTTTGCCAAGTGCAAATGGTGTGTGTGCGACCGTATTCTTTTCTGTCGCCAAAATACACACCTGCATCTAGATCAAGATTCACAAAATCATCTTCAGTCTGTGTCACTAGGCTTTTGTTAGGAACAATAATAATGGTACGACCGTACTGGCTGACTGCATCAGCCAAGGCTGCTGTGACAATAGTTTTGCCGGCGCCTGTGGCCACTTCTTGTACGCACTGTGGATTGGTCAAGAATCTATTGATAATTTCTGGTTGATAATCTCTAAGTACTATTGGTTCGCCGGCTCGAGGATGATTACGAGGCCAGGTCTTGTGTTGATAGGTGTTCTCATCTACTGGTGAAAATTCAAATGTGGTACGATACTGTCTAGTATCTTGGACCTCAACATCGTAACCTTGTTCGTCCAAGTAAGGCAATATCTCGGGCAGTAGATTGATATAGGTGGTGCCACCTAGATTGAAAAACGGAATCTTGCCATCCCAACGACCAAGACGCACACTGGGTTGATATCTGGCTCCTGGTATTTCGTACTTGTATCGCTTGACCAAGGCTGTACGAGTGCCAAGTTCAAGACCTTCGATCTTGACATTGACTTCATCACGTATCAATAACTTTGCCTGCATTAGTTCTTTCGCTTCATAGTTGATACATTATACACTTCAGCGGCAAAATACACAACTTTTTCGGCCTCTTGTATCAACATGGTTTTCTCTCCACCGTGCATCATGCCTTGCCCACTTATCAGTAACGGAACCGGTTGATCCCATTTGGTACTGTACTTGTTAAAGTAAATTACTTTTTTATCAATTGCACTGTGCAATTGACCTAGAGTTTGCACACGATGGATATCTGATTCAGCAAAATACCTGATCACAAATGAGTTATACAACTTGTTGCTCATGTCTGGTTCATAAACATAGATAGGATATCGGCCTGTTATATCTGCATATTTAACAATGTCGTCAAATACGTCCGTGCCACTGTTGGGAGCAAATTTGGTTTCCTGTGCCAACATCAAATTGCTGATCCGAGCATTGTGTTTGAGTGCTGTATCCAATTGTAGCATTTCATCTACCGTGTAACCATATATGGCAGCATTGTCTATCAGCTGATCCAGCCGGTCAAGATCGAACCCGCACAAATTGTTGATGGCTTCAATCAGTGAATTTGCAGCATTGGTAATAGTCAATCTGTTGTTGTGTTTGACCAGTTTGATTTCGTGGGCAACTTGTTCGCAGTTGAGCACAGCCTCCACGTATAGTGCGAATTCAGGTGCGATCTCGAACTGATGATTCTGTGCAAAGCCGTTGGCAGCAACAACATTGGTTTCTGTTATGGCCAATGCCCAGGCACGATTGGCAGGATCAAACCTCCATCGGCCCTGACTTATTTTTGCTAGATCTCTCAAATCATTGATCAAACTAGTATCATAAGGAAACTTTAGTACAATGGTGTCATTCTCTACGTACAGCATTTTACGGCGATCAATTTGCCTGATACCTAACCTATAGGTTGGTGTCTCTACAGGGCCAACATCTATGTCCAACTTTTCCAATTGCTTACGATATTTTAAAACAAGCTTTGCAGCCAATTCGGCCTGCCGGTCCGTCAAGGCACGACCACTCTGTGTGGTCTGGCTCATGCTACTCAATATCTGGACATCGTATCTGGCCAGGCTTACTATTGGCGGTGTGCTGTTGAATAGGCTGTAAATTTTACCGGTATTTGGATCACGGTCACCGTTCATTACTTCGATGTAGTCTTCGACTGACGAGAATCTTTTCATTATACAAGTATAATACTTATTGAGACAAAAGTCAAAAAAAAGCCCTGTCTAAGCAGGGCAAAGTCCAGGAGTAAAAGGAGCTATCAAAAACTCCTGGTAGTCTGCTTACGCAGATTTCATGCAAGTGCTTTGAGCCAGTGCCTGCCACTTGGTAGGAAAGCTCTTGTACAGCTGACCAATCTTGATAGCCATACGCAAGCTCATCTCGCGTAGCCGATTCTTGTTCTCATCCATAAAGCCGATGATCTCGTCCTGTGCTATGTCTGTAAGCTCAAGGTCCGCAAACAATTCGCCGCTACGTGCAATCTGCCGGATACGCAGGACCTTGTCGCGCATAGTGTCTAGTGTAAGGTCCAAGTAGTGGCAGCGTGATTGTAGTGCATCCAAGTGATCGCGCAACTTCTGGCTCTTCATTTTGTCGAACTTCAAGTTGGTAATAAAGATTACACTGCCCTTGAACTCGAAGCTGTCCGGAATGCCTTCGCTGCGTAGGATCCGGCTGTCACTCAACCACGAAATCTTGCGCTTCTTGCCTGAGTCCAAAGCACCCTTGAGCAAGTTGAGACACACATCGTCGAGCAAGATACTATCGCAGTCATCGAACACGATAACACAGTTGGGATCCGAATACTTGTACAAGGCTTGATACAGACCAATTGCAGTGGCCGAACCTTTTACAACCTCGGCTCTGAGTCGGCGACCGGCAATTTGATCAAGTAGTGTAGCCTTCTCAATCTCAAGCTCAACACCGTAGCTCTTGCCCACACCCGGAGGTCCCGACACAATCATTGCACGGATGTCACCATTGGTAGCAGCCTTGGTCATCTCATGCAAGATCTCAAAACGCTCGGCAATCTCGGCCATGCGTTCTTCGTCCGTCTTGCTGTCATTGACTGCTGACTGTACATCTGCATCAACAGTAATGACCTCGCCGTCAAACTGATCGACACCTACAAATTCATAATCACTCATGCTATTCACTTTGACACGGATGTCTTCAGGAAAACCAGGGAATTGGCCACCGTTCTTGACAGTTACATAACCGCCTTTGACGCCAGTCTTGTACTGCTCGACCAGTTGAAAAGTACGACCGGATACGTCAGTTGTACGATATGCACCAGATTTGATACGAACAAAACTCATAACAGCTCCTTAAATAAATGTTGTATTGTTATTATTATTCAGATATTATAGCAAAATCAATCTTTATTGTCTACACTAAATTAGAACCCATATGGATAGTATTTGTCAGCCAAGTCTTGATTGGCCTTTACGATCCAATGACGAGCAGACAACTTATTCATTACGTCAAAAGCAATATTCTCTGCATAAAAATCCATTTGTCTAACATTCTTGCGTGTCGCAAGTTTGGCAATTACAGCATCGAACTTTTCGCGAACCACAGGATCCGCAATAGTGCGGGCTATTGCATCTGTTTTATCAATGCCAATTCCTCGCCATTCAGAAGCGGTAAACATGCCATCTTGTGACTTCCACATTTCACGGCACACGGATTCAAATTTTGGAAGACGCACATTAACTGTTACAGTTTGTGTAATACGCATTTTTGGCTCCTTGTTAATTACTATACCAATATTATACAGAAATGGTGAATTATGGTCAATTGTTGTTTTTTTTGCAACAACTGTTGTTGTTTTTGCAACAGTTGTTAATCTTTTAACGCATGCCACATCTCGGGATCTGCGCCCAGATAGATGCGATATAGTAATTTGTTACGCCACACACTGAAGGCATTGATTCGATTCTCAAACCAAATTAGCAAGTCGTCCCTAAACCACAACGGATTTAACAAGAACACACAAAGTAAAACAAAAACGGGCGGAAACAGGAATGCAAGAATGCTCCAATGTGTTATACGCATGCGCCACCAGCGTCCGCCCTCGGGAGTCATGGTTACGGTTTGTTTTTTCATGACTTATTGTACAACGAGACAACGATTAAAGCAATGTTGTGTTACGCCAATATTCACTGGCTGCTGCCACACCACTACCGGGTGCAACTTTGATTCCACAATCCAACATGGCCATTTCGGCTCCGGCAATAGCAGCCATCAAATGAACCTCGTTCATGTCGCCCAGGTGACCAATACGGAACAGCTTGCCGGCAACCTTTGATAGGCCGGCACCCAATGATAAGTTATATCTTCGGTATGCTCTACTGATCACATCTGCACCGTTGATGCCTTCGGGTACCATAATTGCACTTACAGTATCCGAATACCATTGGGGTTCTCTAGCACATAATTCTAAACCCCAACCTTGTTGTACCGCTGCTCTCACACCTGAAGCTAGATATGCGTGACGTTTAACAACATTGTCTAAACCTTCTTCTTCCAGCATGGTGAGTGATTCTCGCAATCCATACAACAATGACAGTGCAGGAGTGTATGGAAAATAGCCTGTGGCATTTGAGTTCAGCATGTCATCCAAATTGAAGTAGGCTCTGGGTAACTTGGCACTCTTGCGCATTTCAAGCGCCTTCTCACTAGCACACAAAATGCCCAATCCGGCTGGCAGCATGAGACCTTTCTGCGATCCTGTGACCACCATGTCAATGCCCCAATCATCCACTCGTAAATCAATACTGGCAAAACTACTAACAGCATCTACAAACAGTAAAGCCGGATGATTTGCATTGTTCATAATCCGGCGCACACCTGCAACATCTGACGTGACACCGGTGGCAGTTTCATTGTGTGTAACTAACACAGCCTTGATCTTGTGTTCGGTATCTGCTTCTAGTCGGTCTCGATAAATGTCAAGTGGCACACCTGTGCCCCATTCACAATCAACGATATCAACTTCTAATCCTAATCGTTGGCACATCTCAATCCATAGGTGACCAAATTGTCCAAACCTTGCAGCTAGAACACGGTCGCCTGGACTAAGTGTATTGGCCAGTGCAGCTTCCCAACAGCCGGTGCCTGAGCTGGGAAAGATGAATGGTGTGCCTGTTTCTGTTCTAAACAGGCGTTTTAATCGTGGAATTATTGAGTTAGTTAGTGCAGGAAAATCTGGTGATCTATGGTCCTCCATTGACACAACCATAGCACGTTGTACTCGGTCCGGAACATTGGTAGGTCCAGGTACAAATAAAAAATTACGTCCAGCCATATTGCTCTCCTTGAATGGTCTGGACAAGGTCCAGCTCTAGTCAATATATAGCATTAGCTAGCCGTAGTCAAAAGTTTTTTGTTCGACTTTGATTATTTGCCTAGTTTTCTAACGAACTGCCAAATTGGAGGATGTTCTTGATGGGTACCTGGATCGCCACCAACTGTAAGTCTAAGTTCTGGATCAACTCCGCGGCTGGCTTGACTAACAAACAGGGCCATTTGTCTATCTCTAGTGCGAATTAAACAAAGGCCTTGGTCGTTGCAGGCCATATATACGGGTATTCCGCACTCGTCCAATCCTGAGATAAGCATACCATATTTATAGCCTGGTCAATTTGGCCAGTGGGCACACCGTTTTGTTCGTAGCCTTCGCGAACCATTTCCAAGTAGCCACTGCCAGGTTCTTGTATGTAAGTTTGATCCGTCATTTGATATGTGAGTGCATACACAAAATGATCGCCAAGATTCACCCGCACTCTAAATCTATTGTAGTAATAGGGATAGCCTTCAAGTGCATCTAGGCTTTTGAGATCGGCTGGTGTAATATCCCATAGTACCCCATAGCAGATGCTGCCCGGAGATTCTACAATATCAGCATGAGTGCGGAACACAAATTCATAGTTGTTGATCCAGGCAGCGCCAAGACACACAGCCGTAGGACAACGACGTGCCATTTCCGCTATGTTGGTATTCATTCCGTAAGCCCAGTATTTCATAGCTGACTACTATATAAGGTCCAAGAGTTTTTGTCAACCGCCAAAAGTGTGTTGCAATTTTGTTAAGTCTGCACAAGTATAAGTTTGATAACTATACTCTAAATGCTTAGGAAACGGGATCTGTTCAATTAGTGCGCCGTATTGATTGGCTTTTTCCTGAGCAATGTCCATAAAGGATCGTGTCTGACCTGTGCCAATATTCCATACACCATTCTCTTCAATGTTGCAATTTATGAATTGAAATTGTATTCCAAGTACTTGATCAACAGGAACAAAGTCTCTTCTGAAGTTTTCACTGCCTTCAAAAACTTTTACGATTCCAGTGGATCGAGCTTGAATATCAAATTGATAGTATGGACTGGCTTGCGATCCTTTGTGCTGTTCGTTGGCGCCATACACATTAAAGTATCTAAATCCTTGGCACCGAACATGCGTGGGATGCTTTTCCACATAATGTTCAAATAGATACTTTGACCACGCATACGGACTGCGCGGATCAACGGGCGCAGTTTCGGTGAAATCTTGTCCAAGGCCATACACACTTGCCGAACTTGACCATTGTAGATTCACATCGTGTTTTCTACATTCCTCATACAACCATACGCTAAAATCATAATTTTGACGCATGACCTTGGCAACATCTCGTTCGGTAGTGCTGCTTATGGCTCCAAAATGAAGTACCCAGTCTAATCCATCAATCCTAGGTAATGTACGCTCGTCCCATTCATAGGTGAAGATTTCGTGGCCACCCAACTTGTGCCAGAAACTTACAGCGTGACTGCCAATGAATCCTCTATTTCCGGTTATTAATATTTTCAATTGTTTTACTCGTTGAATAATTTTTTACTAGTTCGTAATATTTAATTTCTTCACAGTACTGCTGACCAGTAATTGGCTTGCCCCTGTAGTCACTGCCTTTTACCATGAGATGTGGTTTATATATTTTACAAATATGTTCCAGTTCTTCTTGAGTGTCAAAGATCCAAACAGCATTTACTGACTTGAGATTTTCAAGTTGAAATTTCCTATCCTCTTGATTGTTGATTGGCCGGCTTTTGCCTTTTAATTCTCGAACCTGTCTGTCTGAATCTATTGCTACCAACAAATAGGTACCTTGACTACGAGCAAAGTTAAGCATCTCAATGTGCCCGCGATGCAGTATGTCAAATGTGCCATTAACTATTACTCTTCTGACTATCCCCAGGTTGTACACGATAATTGTCCTCTACGGAATCTGGTGTTGAAACTTCTACTACAGTACCTTGTTCTACACAAATAAGTTGATGTGGCATACAAGGCGGATTGTGCCAAGTATCACCTTCGTTCAATTCTTTTTCGTACTGATGTGCATTTACGGTATCAATATACTTTACAATAAATTTTCCACTTAATACATACCATGTTTCATCTTTTTCTCGATGAAAATGCATACTGAATTTGGCACCCGTCTGAAAATTCATCATTTTACCACAGTATTTGTCGTTGGTTGCCCAGATCAATTCTGAACCCCATCCTTTTGCTACATAACCTTCTAGTCTAGTCATATCTGTTCTATTTCTGTCAATGAGGGACTATACACACCAATGTGTTGAATAGTCACGCTGGCTGCTCGAGTGGCGAATCTTATTGCAGCCAATATGTCTCCAGATAAAACGTAGTTGTATGCGAGAGCAGACAAGAAAGTATCGCCTGCCCCGCATACATCAAACGCCTCTACTTGTGGAGTAGAAATCTTGTGTTCTTTATATCGTACTCCGTCTCGCCCGAGTGTGACAATAAGCTCAGTAGGGAATGTTTTAGCTGCTTCAAATTCCAATTGGTTAATTTTAACATAACAACCCTCACATCTGGCCAAGTCGGATTTTTTCGTGTCAACGAAAATAGGACCTGTATAATTCTTTCTAAGCTGTTCAATGGTCTCATATTCTACGCTGCCTTTGTTATAATCGCTTACAATAACAGCATTATACTTGTTGATGTCTGTGTAGTCAATTTTTACGGCACGACTAGGTATGTCTTGATCTATTCTTACTATATGCTGGCCGGTTTTTTGATCTATTACTCTGGTCTTGATGCAAGTTTTGACACCGTGCACAAAATCTACTTCAACACCCAATCGTTCTAAATTATCTCTGACATTAGCAGCCATACCAGGTTTTGTCACAGTATGTGAATAGTTTAGTACAGGCACAGGTGCTTCAGGACTGATCCTGGTCACTGTTCCAAATTGGTATTGGTCAATACCATTATCGCCTACTAGCAAAATCTTCATTAAAAGTAACTGGCTCCTGGCCTAGGAAAATAACATTCGCTATATTGAAGTGGTTTTATTTTATGTATCTCCAACATGGTGTCTTTGCCAAGGCCTGTTGCTATGCTATATGCCAAACTTTGATTGCCTAAAAATAAGTCAGCCCCTGCAATTAAATCGGCCAGTTCTTTGAAATCTTTGACTGGTCTATAAGGTACATCGCACTTTGTCCATTCTACAAAATCTTTGTGTTCATTTTCTGTGCCCACAAAGATTGAGTTGTTTTTTAAATCAGCATCTTGACACATTTGCAGCCAAGTAGAATGACTGTCAGGATCTAGATAACGATGAGTTCTATTGATCACAATTGGCGCTTCACGTTTTGGATCAGCTTCTAACCATACGTCACTGTACATTGAATCATGCCAAGGCAGATTGAAAGCTTTATGATATGCTTCAATAATGTTGCCTTCAAACTGTCTGTAAAGATAACTTCTAAAATGATCAAGATCAATATCAACTTCTACATCGCCAACATTCCAAGAATCCACATTGGTTATGTAACTTTGTCTAGCAATTAAAGGTCGTAGTAATTCAAAATCTTGTTGAGTATATCTACCGCGATGCTCAGGAGCCACATCTGCGGGTCTCCCGGTATATTTTAAAATGCAATTTTCAATATTGTTCAGTGCAATAAAAAAATTACCGCCGCCTAATTTACGTACAATATCTAAACTATAAATTGTATCGCCGGCTGTGCCGCTATGTTTGAAACTTGTCATAATAATTCTAAAATGTTTTTGGCTATTTTGTCTGCATCAAATGCATCTTTACAACGAAAATCCCCGTGTTTGCATACGACCTGTCTCACCGGTCGTACTTGATCGTCATTGCAGCCCACACAATCAACTGCACTCAAGATGGGGGTATATGGTTTATGCAGTGGTGCAATACGCTCTGGCAGTAAATGTGTATGCAAACTTACAATATGTGTTTGACTGGCCACAGCTATATGATACGGGCCGCTGTCTATGCCCACAAAGCATCTGGCATGATCCATTAAAAGTTTTTGTTGTTGCACATTTAATCGATCTCTGGCATCAACGAACAGGGGATGTTCAACTGATCCATCTTGTGCGGTTCCTACACACACTATCTTAAAATCTGTACGAGCACTAAACAGTCGTTCAAATACAGCATACCAAGTGTCCCAGCTCATGTTTTTCAACGGCCAATACCATTGTCTAATATGAACTACAATGTACTCATCTATTTCGTTATGTTCGAAAAAATGATTTACAGTATCTACATCAAATTCGTTTGGGAATAGTTCTGGCTCTTTGTGATCCACTGTTGATGAACCAAAAGCACGATAGAAATAGCTGTCCAGATAATGATTGACAGGATTGTGCTCGTAGGCATCATCCAAATTAATGTATAGATCATAATTGGCCAGGTCTGGCATTGCATTGGTATGATAAATTGCTCTCACATGGGGATTGTTATCATACACATTAGGAAACTCTGTGGCCACATCAATATCGCAGTTGTAACGATTTTTAAGTTCGCGAACTACACCTGTACTCATGATAACATCGCCTAGTGCTGCTCGGCGACGAACTAGTATTTGCATTTGTTGTTCAATGTTCATTTAAAATCTTTTGTAAAATATTTGTAAATTCTAAATCGGGTCTTTGTTTTTGTAATAATTCTTTGTTGTGTTGTATAGCAGGAATACTTTTTTCATAATCACTTCTTATTTTTTCTATTGGGCGATTTAAAAATTCTATCAGACTCGCTCTCGCAGCCACTAGTCTTTGTCCTGGTTCAGCAATAGTGTCGTATCCAGTATCAATTATATCGTCAAAAGTATTATATCCTTGATTTTTTAAATATTGTAAAGTGTTTTGATATCCGATATAAAAAAACAATTGTTGATAGTTGATGGCATTAAAAACTTTTTCACTTAAAAAAACACCTAAGTCAAAAAAAGTGTCCGTCACTATTCCCAATAAACTGTCAAGATAAAAGTTAACATCAGTTTGAGGAAATTCCACAGTGTTATCTAAACTAGGCAAAGGTATTTGCGATTGTATTGACCTACATTCATCATCAATGTGTTGTGCATGTGCTGGCGCAATATGATGCTCTATCCAAGGTCCTGGAATATCTGTGTGAATACATTTATAATTTACCAATCCATCATCTAATAGTTTAGACTTAATTAAACCTGCTAAAATGTATCTCCTGGTGTACCAATCTTTACTGCTTGCCCAATAAAATTTTTTTGTTCTAAAATTATAGCAATCCTTTCGCCAATCTCTCAAAATATTTTCATTATTTCTATTGTAATAATTATTGCTTACTAAGTCAAACATAGAAATTCTATGATAACTAAAACCAAGTTCAGTCTTCAAATAATTTGTGTTGCATGTGAGTTTGCCTGTGAACAAAACTACTGGATTGGCGATTGATCTACTGAATTTTTCTAAAGGTTTGATCCAAAAATCCGCTTCTCCTAAGCATTGAAATGCACCTAACAATATAATTAAAGTATTTTGATCTGTAACAGTAATTTGTGAGAGAAAATTTTCAAATTCGTATAAATGACGTGGGAAAACATGATTCACTTGATAGTTATCAGTGGGTATCTTTAATTGTATATCATATTCGCCTGTTTCATAATTAAACATTTGTTTTCACTTCTCTTACTGAATCATTTAATTTTTCAGCCACTGTGTTTTTTAATTGTACACGAAAATTGTTATAGTTTCTAATTTCCAATGCCCGTCGGCCAATTTCTGCTAGATCTGTACCATCTATCCTACATTTTTTAAAGTCATCCTCTAGACTCCAGATTTTGTTGTGTAAAATTCGAAACGCCTGCAACTCATCCCATATTGTGATCTTGTCAATTGCCAACATTTGCTGTTCATAGAAATCCAGTTCAGCCTGATTGGCGCCACCAGTTCTATCATGTTTGACTTGAGCAATAGTATAACGATCAACCAGTTCCATCACAGGAAATTTAAACTCCAACTTCTACCTCCGGAAAATAACGTAAAAATCTATCGTTTGAATTATTTCTTTTTCCAAGTATTTTATCTTTTATCTCAGTAAAAAAGTTCCAAGCCAAAGGTACAAATAAAATCTTTTGATCATTTTGATAAGTTTCCAAATGCTCTATACTTACCACAGGGATATTTTGTCCTGGGCTGTATGTTCCCTGTTTGTTTGGATTGTCATCAATGATATAGTCCAGTTTGATGTTTGCAAAATTCAGTAATGTCATTCCCTTGGCTGCGGCTCCGTATCCCACAATGTGGTATCCATGTTCTTTGAACAGTGTTATTCTCGAGTTGAATTCTTCGGCAATATACGAAACACGTTTTTCCCAATTGACGTATGTGTTTTTTGATAACAAATCTGATTCGCCGGCAATTAAATTTTTGATATGTTCTGGTCTATTATTTCTTAATCCAAGAACAAAAACATAGCTTGTGCCATGTATAGGAGTTTTAATTACATCAATTAGATACCATCCGGCTCTTCGACACAATTCATTCATGCTATTCACATTGTAAAAATTCACATGCTCATGATAAATTGTGTCAAATTCTCCATTTCTTATCATGTCTGATTGACTGGTCTGAATAAAAAACAAACCATTGGTTTTCATTAGAGGCTGTAACAACTTCAAGTAAGTGACTGGATCCGGATTGTGTGCAAAAGCATTCTGCGCAACCACTATGTCAAACTGCTTGTTGTTTAAATTCTTTATAGACTGTTCGTTCCAAAATCCACAAACCACTTGGTGGCCTTTGTTTGTGCTGGTCGAAAGTAAATTTTCTGCTGGATCTACACCGTAGGTTAAGTATCCTAAGTTTTTATAGCAATCAAGCTGACTGCCATCATTACATCCAATATCGAGAACACTACCAAATTGAAAATTAGAATACTCTCTGGTCCATTTGGCAAACCACCACATGTAGTCTAAATTTGTACGACTGGTTCCACTTACATACGCATAATTTTTATAAATGATATCTGGATCAACCACATGAGTAAGTTGCAAGTGATAACAATGATTACATACATTGACTTTTAAGGGATACAAATCATTTTGTTCAGGCGTTTTAGAAAAATTATTCGCTAACGGTTGATCGCCCAAGTCAATGGCCTGTGATAGATCGTCACCACCACAGGCTATACATTCTTTAAGTTCTTTACAATTTTTCATTATCTATACATTTTGTTAACTTCGTTTACATCTGCACGTTTTCTTATTAACTCAAGAACTGCTGGATCATCTTTTTGATCTTTGTAGGGATAAAACAATGCTTTCATACGTTGTTCAGTATTACCTTCGGGTTGCGTTAGGTAATAAATTGCCAGACTATTTCTAGTAATACCTTCTGGACAGTCTAATTTTTCTGGTAATCCATGCCAAGAATTTTGCGTAGTATCAAATATTACAGCACGGTTGAACCTATTGTCAACTGTCTTAATTAATTCCTTTGGTGCATTTTTTTCTGAATCATGTGACCACAATTCTAAGCCGCCGCCCCATTCTGAATCCCAATTCGGAGTCATATAAATTATCAAATTATAATTTCTTTTAAGTTTTAACTTTGGATGAATAATATAGTCAAGATGAACATTTAGGTGTCCACCAGATTTGTGTGAATGTAGTCCACCACCATGTAACCCAATGTCAGTAAATACGTTTTTACGTCCGACAATAGTTTCTAAAGTGCTAACCCATTCTGGGCTATTCAAATAGGTAAAAACATTATATATAGTTTCAGGAAACAAGTCCCATACATTATGCAACCTTTTATTTTCAACTGCATTATCCCATTGACCACGCCACTGAGGACTATCATATGGAAGGAACTCTTGAACAATTTTTTCGGCTACGTCGTCAGTAAAAAAATTATCAATGATAATATGATTGAATGGTTCTGATGTTAAAAAAGTTTCTGTCAATTCAGCCCATGCACGATTATTAATCATTCAAATACCCATTTAATTTTTTATAGCAACACCGTTAGGTGCTATAGTACCCTCAACACCCATAACAGGGACTTCAGTAACTAATTCTGATGGAAGAAATTTATACAACACATGTTCGATGTCGGCATATCCGCCTTGACTTACTCTTTGTCCAATATAATTTAAACTATCTTCATAAACTTTAATCACCGTGTCTAGTTGATCAACGGGCCACGACCATAATCTAGCCATGTATTGCAGTTCAATTCCTGTAACTTGAAACGAAAATTGACTTTGATGTTTTGGTCCAATGATTATTCGATCTTTGTGTTGTTCATACACATTTAAATTAAATTCGTCATTTAAAATATATCTACCGGACATTTTATGAATTCTATCGCAATTGAGAAAATCATTGTCTTGCTTGCACATACGCAAGGTACGTGCAAAACACATGATTTCTGTTGAATTTTTCACCACATCCCAATTGTCACTTTGATAGATGGCATGCACGTCGGGGTCGTTACTAAAATCTAAAAGTAAATCACAATTTTCTTCAAGCACTTGACTTTGTGCATCTTGTATCGGAGTACCAGCACATTCCATTACAATAATTTTGGCGCCGGGAACCTTGTGTTTAATATTTTGTAAAGTTTTTAAAGTTTGTGATAATCTTTCATCTGCACTATAAACACCAAACTTACTATTAACTGCCGAAGTTACTATAAAACAATGATTAATCATTTTTTGTACTTTCTAAAACCATCATGCAATCCTTTTAAATTAAAATTGTAACTGGCAAACTTTTCTCCATTGCCAGAAAAATTAATATCAGATTTATTTTCAACAATTATATTATTGTGAGGTATATCATGCTCATCCGCAAACATATACGCTTGCTCGCTTAACAAATACTTTTCTGGATAGACCATGTTGATGTCACGATGTTGAGCTTCGTTATTCATAATAGTGTTGATCATAGGTACTACATCTTCAAGGTTTAGAAAATCGAAATATTGATTTTGAAAAATGATACAGGGATTTTCTTCACTTGAGTTTTTAAGTAATCTAAAAAATCTTCTAGGATTTTCAGTGTGATGAAAAACTCCAAATAATCTTAGGTTGTAAAAGTTTTCTGTGTTTGCAATTATTCTCGCAATTAAATTTTTAGAATACCCATAACTTGCCGCAGGCAGTTTTTCATATAGTTCATCTTCTCGAGCACCAAATATATTGGTATTTGTGTCAAATTCATTACCTGTTCCGCAGTTGATTAATTTTTTAAACTTGTGTTTATTTCTCCATAAGTTTTTAAACATTTCCAAGTTCTGCATTGTTAGATTTGGATCAACTGCGTTGATTCTATCTCTTCCAACCAAAGCACAATGTATAACTGTGTCAATATTGTTTTTTTCAAAAAAAGTATCAACAGTTTCTTTATTGGTCAAATCCAAAACACTGTGACCCGGAGCAAATACAGTGTGTTGTCCGGCATAATGATTTTTTAAAAAACTACCAATAAAACCACCACTTCCGGTAATTAAAATTTTCTTAGTCATGATCTGGTATAGTTTCTAAAATGTTCCATTCGAGTTGATAACCCAATTCAGCAACCAAATATCTTCCATCTGCTCCTGCATCAAGGCCACGAGCAGCCCATTCAGCGGGAGATGTAGCTGGTTTTGTGTGATACACAGGCAGTCGATCAATGATTGCAACCTTGCCACCAAACTTTGTAGTGCCTGTATGGCTTTGCAATTTGGCTTTCCAATAGCCTTCAAGATAATATCCTGCACCAAAAGGTAATTTTTCAAGAATATCATCACAGCAAACTTGCCATGCACGTTGGCTGAAAATAGGAGTCATGATTTCAACACAGTCGCTTATACGCATTTTTGAACCTAGCACACATTTGGTTTGTTCCCATGCCCAACATCCACTTGGTTCTAGTGCAGGCTGTGCCATGTCTAAATTTTCATCTTTCATGAACTTGAATGTTTCTTGTACTAGATCCCATGTGCTAATGCAATCGTCATCCAGGCACCAGATGTATTCATATTGCGATATATCATGTTTCTTTCTAAATTTGTCAATGATATGAAACTTATATCCTGGAATAGATTCGTAATAGGCTGCATGTTGTACATTGTTTAGATCAAAGTCTCCCCAACGTATAATTGCCACATCAAAGTCATAATCTTTATACTCGCCCCATTCTTGAAACAAGGCATCAGGACCTGCAGCTATAATCAGTAGATTTTTTTTCATTTTTTTAACCATCTTTCATTTTTGAGTGTCCATTGTACCATTTCGCCAATACGTTCGCTTAGTTTAATTCTTGGTTCCCAGCCTAGACTCTTTAGCAAGCCACCATCTAGTGCATAACGCATGTCATGTCCGGGACGGCTGGTATGGAAGTCAGTCATTTCGTACTTTAACTCTTTGCCCACGGCATTAGCAATCATTTGTGCAAGGGTAAGGTTATCAATTTCTTCAGTACCAACAAGATTAAACTTGGGACAGTGGGCGTGGCCGTAATCCCCTTGGTGACGATAATCCTTGAGGCCGAGTATGAACATAAGACCCTCAGCAACATCTCGGGCATGGATATACATTCGACTACCTGCCACGGTTCGCGTTGGATCACTGTGTATGATGACTGTTTCCCCATCTCTTACCTTTTGAATAGTTGCCGGAATAAACTTTTCCGGATGCTGTCGTTCGCCAAACACATTCATTGTGTGTGTAACAATGATAGGCATTTTGTAGGTATTTTCATACGCTACGCAAAACTCTTCAGCCGCTGCCTTGCTGGCCGAATAAGGATTAGTCGAGTTATAGCGATCATATTCTTTATAAGCCACACCAGGCGGTGCAATTCCATAGATCTCATCCGTTGAGAAATATACAAAGCGTTCCAGATTGGGATGATTTTTTCTTGCATAGTCTAATAGATTAACAGTGCCTACCACATTGTCTTGCACAAATTCCATTGGATATGCAATTGAACGATCTACATGACTTCCTGCTGCCAGATGCAATACAATATCAATTGGTCCAATGTCTTGTGCAATTTGACTATTGATTTCTGCTTTCAAATCATGAAACACAATACGCATTCGCTGGCTGACTGTTTTGCTATCATGATCTTGAAGCATGTCATGTAATCTATTTAGATTACCAGAAATATCTAGCCTGTCTAAGCTGACAATATTCCAATCGGTATCTCTTAAGATTTTATTGATAACATGATGTGCGATGAAACCGGCACCGCCGGTGATTAATACTGTTTTTGACATATTGAAGTTTCCAAAATTTATAGATATGGTATTTATTTTTGCAATTTTACACTGATTTTTAATTTGTAACAAGACAAGGCAGCACCAATTACTTGATGCATGTCGTAGTACATGTATTCACCTAACCTTCCGCCAATTATTACATTTTGTTCTTGATCGGCCATTGCACGATAGCTTTCATATATTTCCATGTCTTTAGTTGTTTTGACAGGATAATAAGGAGTGTCGTTTTTTGTAGCCGATCTACTGAATTCTCGAGAAACTACAGTTTTTGATATGTTTAGTTTTCTATCAGGTAAAAAATGTTTGTGTTCGATTTCTCTAGTGTAGGGAATATCTTGATCGGGGTGATTGATTATTGCCACTCCTTGATAGTCTTCAACATGTTCTACTCTATGTTCAAAGTCCAAGGTTCGCCAATTTAATTCTCCATAACAATAATCGTAATACCTGTCAATGGGTCCTGTATAGACTAACAATTGATCTGCAGGAAAAATACTTTTTACAGACTCCCAGGTTGTGTTTAGGAATACAGAAATATTTGGATGATCAAGCATCTTTTCAAATATTGGAGTGTATCCATCAACTGGAATTCCTTGATATGTATCGTTATTGGGGTAATAGTTTGTATTATAGCTGGTGTGTAAAGGCAGTCTTTTTGCTACACTAGCTGGTAGTTCTTTTGGATCAACACCCCATTGCTTGACAGTATAGCCATAAAAAAAGGCCTTATACAGTTCAAGCCCCATTATTGAAACAGCCTGCTCCTCAAAATTTTTAGGATCGTTATTTTTTATTTTTTTGGATTCAACAAATGACTTGGCTTCTGATGGAGATAGATTCAATTTAAAAAACTTGTTGATTGTTTCTAAATTGACTGGTATAGGATAGACTTCACCTTGATGTCTTATTTTTGAAACGTGACGATAATTGTTAAATTTGGTGAATTGACTGATGTAATCCCAGACTTTTTTGTTGTCGGTATGGAATATATGAGAACCATATTTGTGTACATTGATTCCTGTTTCTGCATCATTATACGTGTAGCAGTTGCCACCTATGTGATCTCTAGCTTCAATTACTGCTACACGGACACCGGCTCTACTTGCCTGTTCGGCAACAACAGAACCAAACAAACCACTACCAACAACAACCAAATCAAATTTATCAGTCATTGGTGGTTTTGGCTTCCATGTAGTCTTTAATAAATTTCATTGCACGCCTGGAACTATCAAACACGTATTCTTGCTCATCATCTTCGAGTCGAAGCGACACAATAAAACCATTATTCACTCTACGGATTTCGATTGATTCAAACATAGTTACTCCAATTAATTGATCTTTTATTATACAGCAGTATGTAAAAAAGTCAAATTGTTACGGTAAAAAGTTTGTGGCCGGAATATGTGATTGTAAAATAAATTGCTGGTATTTGTCTTGATTTTTCAACACAAATGACGGAAAGTAGTCATCGAACTGTACAATTTCATATTGAGCAGTTTCTCGTCTATCCCATTCTTTGCGTTCTTTGATGCTGGCTTCAATGTCAAGTTGAGCAAAAAACTGTTCGGTATTTTTCTCAACATGACTAAAACTTTTTGCTTTGTCAATCAAAAAATCTTTATTGCCCAAATATCCAAAATGCCAACCACTGTGCTCCAGTATTTTTGTTTCATTATTTTGATAGTTTAAGGGCAAATTATTAAAACTAAATCTGGAATTTCTTAGTTCGTCAGGAGAAACATGATCCATAACAGATTTACGTGCAGCCATTGCCCAAACATCATACTGCCCGGGTTGTACTCGCATGTAATTAAATTTAAAATTAAACAATGGCATCCTAAAAGGAAAAATCATTTGATTATAGGTTTTCAATTGCCCAACAGTTTTGGCTCTTAGTAATTCATCGCTGTCGGAAATTATAATAATGTCATCGGGCTGAGCATCCTTCAAACCTTGCCTAATTTGGTTACGTTGATGTGTTTCCCTCGCCCAGGCATCTGATGAGTCTGGCATGTCATCAACAGCCACATGAATAATTTTATCTTGATATTTTTTATATCGAGATATATTTTCTAAAAAGAAATAGGGTTTGTCACGATTTTGAAAAGTCTTGTTACCTTCAACTACGACAAAATAATCTACAACATCATATAATTCTTCTAATCGTATTTCAAGTAGGTCAAACTCGTTATAAAAGGTAAAACAGTCATATATTTTCATACACATACTTAGTAAAATAAATATTCAACAACAAAATAAGGAATCAATCATGTATGCAGTCGCATGCCTCAACACCGTCGATATCAAAGATCTAGCAGACATTACAAACATACCAAAAATTGAATATTGCAATCGCCACGGATATAAATTTTTCCATGGTTCCGAAGATGACATGATTTTTCGAACAGAAAAATATACCTCATACATGAATTTCAATAAAATGCATTACATGCTAGAGCTGTTTAAAAAACATCCTGAGCTAGAATGGATTTTATTTTGTGAATGCGATGCAACAATAACAAATTTGACTGTCAAAATTGAAGACAAAATTGACAACAACTATCACTGTATTATAGCAGTAGATAGATTAAATTTAAATGCTGGAAATTTCCTAATTAGAAATAGTCCAGAAGGTCGCGCCTATTTTGAAATGATCTGTTCCAAGGCCGAAGAATATCGTGATGTAGAATGGGCAGAACAACAAGTGATGATTGATACCATAGATCAATACCAAGACGTTGTCAAAATTGTTCCTCAAAATTACATGAACTCTTATGAGCCTGAAATTTATGACTACTGTGATGTTCGTGTTGATTTGCTTGGCAACCGAGGCTACTGGCAACAGGGAGATTGGATTCTACATTGGCCCGGTATAAGACACGATGTAAGGAAAAACAGGGCTCAGCGACTGCTGGACGAAAACTTGATTGTTAGGTAACTTCTTGCCAAGTATAATCACCTAACCATTTTACCTTGGCTATGTAAGTATAATGATCAGGAGGACCAGTCGTCCAGTCGCTGGGTCCTTGGTGTGTCAATCTGGTGTTATTGATCTTGGTGTCAAAACACAGCCAATAACATTGTCCGTGATAGATTTGAAAATCATATTTTGCGGCGTGCACAGCGTCTGTAATTTCCAATCTACGTTTTAATTCTGCTGCCTGTTTGGTAAGAACATTTACCAGATCCATGATGCGATTGTATTCTTGCTCGGCGTGCATGCGAGCAACATTGACCATGATGTCTTTTTGTTTTTCTACAGGGATTAGATCAAACTTGGGACCACCTGCTTCGGTAGCATATGGTGTAACATTTTTATTAAAAAATGCCACCAGTGAATCGTCAAAGGTGGCATCATAACTGTTACGTCCTTTTGCTACATTACTTTTTTTCTTGGTCATTGTCTTGTTTGATAATGATTGGTTTATCTTGACCAGGATTTCTAGTGTTAGATAGTAACCAACTGCTATAATTTATAAACGCTGCAAATGGATAGGAAACGATAGCCAATGTCGCTGCCAAACAGACTCCGGTAATTAAAAATAAAATACAAAAGATGGTGAATACTGTTTCCAGCATTAGATTCCAAAAACCAGTCACACCCATATCAATTTCAAAGTTTTCGACTGTGCCTGTATTGTTTGCTCTTATATGCATTCTTAATGTTTCCACTTGCTCTATAAATCGCATAACAAGTATTTCTAATAAACCTCGGTACAGCTCAGTCATAAATCTTACTCCATTGTTTTAATTTGTTGGCTTTGTTTTCTACCGCTTGTGTTACAAATTCAGGTCTTACCAGTCCATGGGAGGTTAATAAATTGATCATACATAACACATCGCCCACTTCTTGTTCTAATTTTTCTTGATGCAACATACCATCTTTGTGTTGTTTATCAATTCCAAATCGAAAAATTTTGCTCACTTCCTGTATGACCTCAGCACATTCTTCCTGGGTAATAACTAAAATTTCTCTTTGTTTTTCATTCATCTAATAGATCCATTTCTTCAATAATCGGAATGACCATCACGTGAGTATTTTCACTTATATCTTTTATCATTCGATCAGCCGCCGACAAGGCCGCTTCTTTGGTTGTGTAAGCGTTTTCCAAGATTTGATTGCCATCCTGAGTTTGTGCTATTGCAAGATAAATTTTCATAATGTTATTTTACAGTTTCTATTAGGCAAAGTCAATCACTCGTGCATCAGTACAACTTTTGCAGAGACTTAGATCGGAATAACAGGATTTGGCATTTTCTTCCAAAATCATTTGCATTTCTGGACCAATAAATAGATCGTCGTAATTTTGAACAAGTAAATTTCCAAGAATGTGTTTGTTATCATAATCCATACAGCACAAAACTACGTCGCCATTGGGCAACAAAACTGTTTGATTGTATTTTTCTGCCTTGCCACAAACAACAGGTTTTTCATGTTTTGTAATAAAATTGACCGGTTGATCTTTTACTTGTTCTTTGTTAAGGCTTCCGGCACGGTCATGTCCAAACCAATTGTACAGTTGTATTCCTAAATGCTGTAGGTCTTTGTGAATCTTACCGTGATTGCTCATGGTCATAGCTTCTAGCTTGATACCAAGATATTGAACAATGTTGCTCATTGCTCTAAAAGCATATTCCCATTCTTCACTGTATTTCCATCCTCGCATGTTTCCATACTCGTCTGGAAAATGAATCGAAAACACTTCTATCTGATCTTTATATGCAATCAATAGATCTGAGACCTGATCTACAGTGGTGCTGGTCCAATTGTAAAGAGTGGTATAGATTGCCACATCGTGCCCACGTTCTAATGCATGGGCTAACATTTGAGTGCAATCAGGATTGACCCATGCTTCGGCCATGCCACTGAAATCAATTCTAATATCCCACGGTAACTTGTCTATTACGGTTTTAAAAGTTTCCAAAGACATGTACTTGGGATCATCTCGTCCATAGGCATCTCTAAGATTGTCCTGAGGACAAAAATTACACATAAGGGGACAACCAATCATGGTTGTTACTTCCATTGTAGGTCTTGACATAAGATTACTTATCGCGTTTTTGACGGGGTGTTGTATCTTTTTCTCTTGATACAGGTTTTCTGCCTGGATGTTTAATCTGCACTCGAGTTTTTTCTGGATCTGGTAATTCAAGTTCTTTAAAACTTCGTTCTTGAACTTTAGTTATCTCTTCAAGTAAAGGTCCTTTTTCAACAATATTTCTTATATAAGGTCCAGATTCTTTATTTTCTATTTTACAACGAATAGCAACTAACTCCTTTTTAGGATTATCTACGTCATGAATACTTATTTCTGGTCTGGTTTTTCCTGTATAAGATGCCGTAAGATTTATATTTCTTAACTTCTGCTCTAAATTTTTAAATCTTAAAATTTTAAATCCGCCTTTGTCAAAGTCAACTAGTTCAACATTTGAATCGCCCAATGTAGCAAAGTGGGTAATAGCATGGGCAATACTGTCAACAAATTGAGCTTCTTCAGTATCATTATTTCCAGACAATCTTACCTGCAATTCTTCAGTAATCTGTCTATACATATATTCAATAGCCTTAAACTGATCTTTGATTGATGTTTGTTCAAATTTATCTAGATATGGAGATACATCTATACCAAAAAAACCAAATAATTTTATCATCGATTCTGATGTACTGCCTCCTACCTGACCAAATTGTGCAACACCGCCTACTTTTAAACTTGTGTTTAGTTTTAAGGTACGCATTGCACCATTCTTATCTCGAATAGCTACCCACACATCAGATTTTTTTTCTGTTTCGCTAGCAGCACCGTCTGCCATAATATTAATTTCATCTGCTCGGCCATTAAGATAAAAATACTTACTGTATCTTTCGGCCATTGGACTATTTACATAAGCTGCTGCGCTAGTAAGTTCATTTGTTAAAAGTGGACGCTTTAATGGATTCATTAGATCTTTATAGGGCGCAGTCTTTAATCTTAAAATAAAACTAATAGTATCTGCCACACTACTTTCAGCATCATTAACTGTTACACTATAGGTGTCATTACCTTGAGCCTGTAAAGTATCTAATACATTGGTGATATCGCTGGGAGTAATAACTCCTACTTCTTCGCCGGGTTGTCTTTTTGTAAATTTTGCAAACATTGCAGCGCCAAGAATACCTTCACTTACTTCGCCGCGATTACTAATTTTCTCCCCGGTTTTATTTAATGCTTTTTCAATTTTACTTGTGGTACCTTTAACAATAAAGTACAAATCGTCTTCCGTACGGAATTCGTAAGTATCTGTGCCGGCTCCAAATTGAACCATATGATCGTAACTACCTCGTATAGTAAGAGTATCGTTGCCAGTGGATTTGTTAGTTAATTCTATTGGACCTACAACCGTCAAACCTTGATTGGCTAAACTGCCTGCAAGAGTTTTTCCTAATTCGCTATCGCCAATTATAAACTTTTGTCCAGGGCCGTATTTGGACAGGGTCACTTCGTTAAGTATAATGTTAATTAAATCGCGCATAATAACATATTTACCGCGCTGTGTCTAGAGACGCTCTATGTCCTCTTCTATGCATTTATCACCGTATTGTATTTCAATAATTGTACATGGTTTAGTAAAAGGATTAGTAAGTTGGTGCCAAGCATTGGCTGGCACACGCCATTCGTCGTATTTTTCAAGTATTTTGGGTGGCTTGCTCATGTCTCCGGGCAAGGCCATGTTGATCATGCACATGCCCGATGTGACCATCCAATATTCACTGCGATGTCGATGACGCTGCATGCTTAATGTTTGACCTGGTCTAATTGTTAATGTTTTGACTTTGGCACCGGGTATCTCGTTTAGTACAGTATAGGAACCCCAGGATCTTTCTACTTCCAATGAGGTCCAACGCCGTAATATATCGCTGCTGCTATTTTTTTTACTGTGGCCACCTACTCCAAATACAAATTCAACTCCAGGTTCATCCAGTTCTGGAATATTTTTTGCAGTTCTATCACCACCATTGGCAAATATCAATCTAGCATCAGGATAATGGGCTCGTACCTGCTGTATGAAATGTCTAGCTGATCCATCCTCATCATCAAAAGTATAAACTTCATCTACCATGGCCAGATTATTAATTACACAAACACGTTCGTTCCATGGCATGAAAGCGCGACCTTTTTTTCGTTCAAGCCATTCGTCGCTGTTAAGCCCTACGATTAACATGTCGCCAAGTGTCTTGGCTTGTTTCAAGTATGAGATATGACCAGAATGTACCGGATCAAATCCTCCAGTTGCAAGAACTACTTTCATTCTCTCACTCTATAATAGTCTTTATCCAACCAAGTTGTAAGTATTTCTTCTTGTCGTACATAACCATACTTGCTGACACAATTTTTAACACTTTCATTTACTAGATTGTTGTCAATCAAATCATGCCATGAGGTTTTTTGTGGATCAAACGGTGGTATTTCACTTTTATATACAGCAATATACAACCACATGTCGTTGGCATTTTTGTAAAAATAAGCATCGCGGCAGTCAAAACCATTTACCGCCAACATGTACATCATATTAACTGCATTGTGATTAAAATAAGAACCATTTGAACTAGAATTGTTTAATCTATTATTTGCATAATACACAGATTGCGGAACACTGATGATCAACATTCCATTGACACTCATCATGTCATTCCATTGACGCAAAGTATAGACTGGATTGGTAATATATTGAAAAGTGTCATGACACCAAACTAAATCAATTTGTCTAGAAATAAATCTGTCTGGATCTTCTAGATCTGCTTGAACGGGCTTAACATTTGGTGAATTCAAAATGTTATTTCTGATTTGTTTTATGTTTCTATCTACTGCATAACAAAGATAGTTCCTGGGTTCCGGCGGTTCATCTCTGGTATGAAGATTGGCCCACCATTCTATGTTCAAGCCCTCACCGCAGCCAAAATCAGCAATCACTTCTAAACTGTCTAGAAAGCTGTCATATTGATACAGTAAATCTCTAACAAATTGTGTGTGATCGTAACTGGCCTCTGCGTTTTTAAACTGACCCATTTTGTAGTACCTCGATAACTATTTTTTCTTTCAGTGGCTTTAATCTAGATTCAAGCTGGTAGCATGCTTCAGCAATCTCTCGTTCTGATCCCCAATTGAGATTGTGAATCAAATTGACAGCCCAGCGACCGCAAGTGTCTTTTTCAATTTGTATATCAACAGCATTATTTTTTGGTCGGGCATGAGAACAAAGTGCCCATTCTCGTAAAATATTATTAGCGTATTCTTTGTGATTCATAAGTAGAACCAATCTTTCCATTTTTCCTTTTTGCTTAAACATCTTTTTCTAATTGTATAATCGCTTAAATTATAATGTTTAGTAGTTTCTGTTATTGAATTAAAAATTCCATAAGGTGTAGATATTTTCTTAGAGTTAACATGATTATTTCCTGATCTTTTTGCACTGCTTTCTCTGCGTTGTGCTGCTCCTTCAGCTCCATAAATTTCCTCCCATGTTTTATCTTTTTTTGCTTGGGACATTTTTTGTATTTGACAATCCAACATTTTGCGTCCTGTTAATTTTTGTTTTATTTTATCTATTCTATCTTTAGAGTATTTTAAACCAAATTGGTGATTGTTTCCTGCTAAATGTCTATTAGTTGCCATAATAGCAATTCTTATATCAACTTCTTTGGAAAGACCTTTATTCCAGGCAGGATGTCCAGGTTTGGTCCTGTTTATCTTTCCTCTTTGTCCTCGCATTTTTTCTTTACTTTTTTCTGAGTGTGTTTTATCATGTTTAAATCTGCTTTTATCACCTTTTTTTTGATAATGTTTATTTAAACATTTTATATTGTTAAAATTTTGTTCAATTAATTCTTGTTCAAAATCATACGCATCATTTTTAGAAAAAAATTCAGCTAAAATTTCAATGTGAAAATTGTAAAAGTTGTTTTTTACATATTTAGATGAAGTAAAATATTTTTTTCCAATATCATGTTCGGCTTTTAAATTTAAACATACATTTTTACTTCTATAACCAAAATAAAACTCACCTGTAATTTTATTGGTTAACTTATACACATATGGTAATATCATTATTCAGTCTCTTAAACTAATATCCTCCATTCCAGCAACGCGGAGTCTAACAATATTATTTATTTGAAATGCCTTAGTTTCTATACCTTTCATAACTCCAAGCCATTTGTTTCTAAGCAAAGCAACTTCGTTAATGATAGTTTCAAAGTCAATGACTTCGTCCTCACCATCTGTATATTTCTCAGCGTCGCGACTTGTAAGAGCTCGGGCATAAGATTCCAAGTACTTTTGAAAATGCCGTCGTCTAATCTTGCGAAGTTGTATATTAAGATAGTTGAGTACAGCCTCGATCTCCTGTAGCTGGTTAAATCTGTGCTCTGTAATACCCGGTAAATTGGCAGCGGACTTTTCGACATTGCCTCTTATTGATGTTTCTGTTTTTGCCTGTGCGAGTTCGCCTTCATAATAATCAATGAAGGCCGGAATTTCTCCAAGGTCAGCAACAACACGATTATACCACATCAGTCTTCGTAATCAATTTCTTCGTCTTCGTCATCAAGATATTCTTCAATGGCACGTTTGGTATAACTATCAGTGCCACCAAATTCTCTTAATTCTTTATCGCTTAGGTTATCCACTAGCAGACTGACCAAGTTGTCGGCAGCGGCTTGCCGTTCCTTGGCAGGAATGTATTCTTTAAGCGTAATATAAGATTCGATTAAGACTTCAACATCAATGCTCATTCGACAGTTTCCTCTTCTGGTTGAACAGCAGCGGTATCTTTATGCGGGTTAGCAGTAAAGTCTTTCATTACACGATCCAAACTACCATCATCATTGCGTTCCCATGCCTTGCGGAACTGTTTGATAACGGTACCATCTGCTAGCGTGTATTTAAGACTGTTGCCTTCTTTTTGCAATAATCCTTTGCCTTCGAACATATCAACTAGACCCGAATACGGATTCATACCAGACTCATACGGAATCTTGACCTGCACACTTTCAAACGGTTTGGCATAGCGTGTTTTCATGATCTTGCAAGCTGCACGAATACCCTTTACTTCTGAAATCTTGTTGCCATCTTCGTCTTCTTTGAGTTTGAGTTTCCTCATTGCAACAACGATCGAGCTTGCATAGATAAAGCCTTGTCCGCCTGAGATCTTGTCATCTGGATCAAACATATCTTGGCTGGCATAGGTATGATTTGTGGCAACTAAACCGATGTTCAAGCTACCGAACATGTTAACACAGTTACGTACAAGTGCTGTAAGTGCCTTGGGCTTACGACCCATGTCGCCTTTTAGATCACCGGCTTCAAACTGATTGACATCTGTTGGAGTTAGCAACATACCCAAACTGTCTAATACGATTAAGACTTTGGGACGCTGGTCTTCTGGAAGTGTTTTGTACTCTTTGACGAACTCTGTAATCATTTTGGCAACATCATCAATCATTGCCATGTTGAGTTTGAGAAGCTTGTTTTCAGAAGTATCGACGCCGAGTGCGTGAAGCCAGGCCTCGTCGAGTGCGTTTTCAGTATCGATAAGAATAACATATATACCTTGTTCTTGTGCGTTCTTAACCAGATTTCCTGAGCAGATAAAGCTTTTGCCTGC